CCTATAAGTTTAATGGGTATGGCTGAAAAAGAGTAATATGGATTACGAAGAGAAATATGAACAGTTACAAGCACTTAAAAAGTTACGTAACAATATGGCTTTATTTGGTAAACATTGCTTTCCTACAGCTCTTAAAAAGGCTACACCCCCCTTTCATAATGAGGTTTATGCAAATTTATCAAATGATGAAAAACGCAGGGTTTTAATAGCGGCTCCTAGGGGAACAGCTAAATCAACTGTTACTACACTTATATTTCCTTTATGGAAAGCGGCATTCAAGTCTAGTACAGATGAATTGTTTATAGTTATAGTATCTGAGTCACAAGCTCAGTCTATTAACTTTCTATCTAGGATTAAATATCATTTAACTCATTCTGATAGATTTAGAGATATATTTGGAGATATGGGTCCTAATACAGCTAGAAGATGGACTCATACAGATATAGTACTTGCTAATGGAACTAGAATAGTAGCTGTTGGTACAGGACAAAGAGTAAGGGGTTTTATTGAAGGGGATACTCGTCCTAATCTTATTATAGTAGATGATTTTGAATCAGAGTTAAATGCTTATACTCCAGAAGCCAGGGCTAAGAATAGAAAGTGGATGACAGAAGCTGTAATACCGAGTTTGTCTGATGAAGGTAGAATTGCTATGATAGGCACGGTTATATCAGAAGATTGTTTTCTTTGTTGGGCAAAAGAATCCTCAGCTTGGAATGTCCTTTGGTATTCTATTTGGGATGAAGATGAGAAGAGTATCTGGCCTGAAAGGTTTCCAAAAGACAGGATATTGGCCATAAAGGACGAGTTCTCGTCCGTAGGGAATATCAATGGATTCTACCAAGAATACATGAATATAGCCCAATCTCCTGAAGATGCACCCTTTCAACCAGATTGGATTAAAATGCATCATTGGGATTATATAAGAAAGCAAGGACAGAATTGTTTAATTAAAAATAAGGGATTAGATAATGAGAAAATCAAACCTGTGGAATTGTATACAGGAGTGGACCCTGCAAGTTCTTTGTCTGCTAGGGCTGATTATTTTGTCATCGCTACTATTGCGATTGATAGCGATAATAATAAATATGTTGTAGATATATTTAGAGACAAGATTTCTCCAGCTAAGCAACCTCAAAAGATAATAGATACATATAAAAAGTTTAAACCTAGGAGAGTAAAGGTAGAAACTGTAGGCTATCAAGAAGCTTTAAGAACCGCTGTAAGGGAAATTATGAGAGAAGAGAGTATTTATATACCAGGTCTTGAATCTGGAGTTAAACCAAGAAATAGCAAATCGGAGAGATTGCTGTCCTTGGTACCCTTGTTTGCCAAAGGAACTTTCTACTTTAGACCAGAAGATATTCAGGCACAACAAGAATTCTTATCTTATCCGAAAGGAAGGAATGATGATATTATGGATGCTATATGGACAGCTTTAGATGGTGCAAAACCATGTAGAGTAGCTGAATTAGAACTTTTATCCGAAGAAGAATGGAGAAATCCAAAGAAAAGTCTTGATTGGATGAGTATGTAATGCGTAAATTTACCTAATGGCTAATTCTAAAAAAGACATAGTTGATGAAACTTTACAGTTATTTGATGACTATTCTAGCAAAAGAGACAATTGGGCCGCTCAAGCAAAAGAAGATAAAGAGTTTAGATTAGGGAAGCAGTGGACTGCTGAACAAAGAGAAACTTTAGAAGGCAGAGGACAAGCTCCTATTGTTATCAACAGGATACACCCAGCAGTTGAATCTGCTAAGGCTATGTTGACTGCTAATAGACCTTCTTTTAGAGCTGCTCCTAGAGAAGATTCTGATAATAAAGTAGCTAATGTAATGAGTGCGCTGCTTACTTATATGTATGATATATCAGATGGTAGAAGTGTTATACGTCAAGCAGTAGATGATTATTATGTAATGGGAATGGGGTTTTTACATGTGTATCAAGACCCTATGATGGATATGGGTAAAGGTGAAGTATGCTTTCATGACGTTGACCCATTAGATGTATATGTTGACCCTAATAGTCGACATAGGCTTTTTGATGATGCTGAAAATATAATTATATCTAAACTATTTACCAAAGACCAGGCAAAACAACTTTATCCTATGTATGAAAAAGCTATTGATAATGCTGATTCAGACTCTGGTAATAAAGTAGATTTTAATGCTCCATGGACCGAACGAGAAGATGATGGTGAGGTTACCTTTCCAGAAGATGTTGGAAGAGTTAATAACCAAGAATATGTAAGAGGTTATGAAAGATATTATAAAGTTGATGTTACTGAGTTTAGGACCTATGAAAAGTTTTCTGGCAAAGAAGAATTATTAAGTGAAGACCAATATGAGTTATATTCGCAAAGACCTGCTTGGAATATACAAGGACAGTTAATTACCGATGCTGAGAAAGCTGAAAAGTTATATCAGCAGTTAACACAGCAGAGACAACAAGTTCTTATGCAAAAAGTTCAAGAACTAGTGCAAGTTGCTGGATATAGTGAAGATGAAGCTATAGTAATTGCTGAAGAAGAGATTCCTAAAATAGAATTTCAAGAAATAACTTTTGCTGATTTAATGATGCAGGGTCAAATTGATGTTGTTAAAGTGTCTAGTAAAAAGGTTCAATTATGTGTTATTATGGGAGAGACTAAGTTATATTCAAGGATTTTACCTCTTGATAAATATCCTATAATTCCTGTAATGAATGTTCATACTAGAACTCCTTATCCTATGTCTGATGTTAGAATGATAAAAGGATTACAAGAATATATAAATAAGACTCGCTCTTTGATAATTGCACATGCTACTACAAGTACTAATACAAAAATATTAGTTCCTGAAGGAAGCGTTGATATGAAAGATTTTGAAGAAAAATGGGCACAACCAGGTGTAGCTATACCATATGACCCGACTGATGGAGCTCCTATGCCAGTACAACCTACACCATTGCCAAACGAATTGTATCAAAACGAAACTGCTGCTAAATCAGATATAGACCATGCTTTAGGTTTGTATGAAATGATGATGGGAAATGCCCAATCTGCTCCTGCAACCTATAAGGCTACTATATCAATAGATGAGTTTGGCCAAAGAAAAATGAAGTCAAAGTTAGCAGATATTGAAGCTGCTTTAACTAGAGTTGGGCAAATAGCTATTCCTTTGATTCAACAATTGTATACTACTGAAAAGGTATTTAGAGTAGTACAACCCAATAATTCTATTAGTGAATATGCTATTAATAAGAAGTTAATAGATGATAAAACAGGTGAAATTAAACTTATAAATGATATTACAATAGGCAAATATGATATTATTGTAGTAACTGGTTCAACATTACCTAGTAATAGATATGCTGAACTTGAGTTTTATATGGATGCATATCAAAAAGGAATCATTGATAGACAAGAAGTTCTTAAGAAAACCGAAGTATTTGATATGGAAGGTGTTATGGAAAGAACTGATATAATTGCTAAACTACAACAACAAGTAGAGCAAGCAGGAGAACAAATTAAAAAGCTTAAAGGTGATTTACAAACAAGAGACCGAGAAGCTGTTAATTTAAGAAAGAAAGTTGAAGTTGAGAAGTTTAAAGGAGACCTAGACCAGGTAAGCACTAAAGCTAAAGCTGCAGGTACTCTTTATGAAAAACGACTTGATGATAGCTTATCCACCGTTAAAACGCAGTTAAGAGATTCTGCACAACGAACTAGTTTACCCTCTTCAGGTGGCAAAGGGGCAACTAAAAGGAGAAAGAAATAATGACACAAGATAATATACCAACACAAGATACCCCTCAAACAGAGACTAATGAACAGCAATTCAATTCTTTAGAAGAAGCTGTATTTGGTCAAGAGGGCTCTACAGATAATATTTCAAGTGCTTTTACTACTGGTAATGAAGGAAATACTGAAACAGCTCCAGAACCAACTGGACAACCTGAAGTAAGTACGCAAGAAACAACTCAACAACCAACTCAAGATAACGATGAAAAGCGATATCAATATTGGCAATCTCAAGCAGATAAGTACAAGAATGAGCTGGATTCAATGAAGCAAGTACAGCAACAACCTGCACAACAGCAGCCTGCAGAACCTGCTCAAGAACAAGTTGAAGAGTTTCCAGCAGCTCCTGATAAACCAAAACAACCCAGAACTTTTAATAGAGAGGAAGCTTATAGTGACCCTTCTAGTGAAAGTGCTAGGTATTTAGATGAATTAGAGGGATGGCGTGATGATATGAGTGAATATAATTCGCTTAAATCTCAATACCAAACAGCTATTATTGAAGATAAATTCAATAAAATGGAGCAATCTAGAGTTGAGGAAGCTAAAAAACAACAAGCTTATCAACAAAGGCATGCCCAAGAAGATGAGATTAAGTCTCATGTAATGGGACATTATGGTATGAGTGAAACCGAAACAACTG